GTGTTTATCAACAGAAAGACGGATACACAACCTCTGGCACTACATTAACCTTCGACACTGCTCCACCAAACACAGCAACGATAGAGGTAATGACCTTTACGCAAACAGACATTAACACAGCAACGATACTAAAAGACGCTGACGAGGACACCAAAGTACAAGTCGAAGAATCTGCTGACGAAGATATCATAAGATTCGATACTGCTGGTGCTGAGAGAATGGTGATTAATGGTACAGGCGTTGGTATTGGTACGAGTAGTCCTTCCACAATTTTAGAAATTGCATCAGGTAATTCAGGAGGAGATGCGGCACTAGATTCGCCTACATTTAGAATTAACAATACAACAGAAAGTGCAGACTGGGATGTTGGAGATGTTATTGGAACTATAGAATATTATTCATCTGATGCTTCAGGCAATGCACCTTATACAGCATCATTTATTAAAAGTGTTAATGAACAAGGAAATGGTACTTTGCCTAGTGGAGCATTAACTTTTGGTACTGCAGCCTATAATGCTTCAGGCGGTGCTATTGAAAGAATGCGTATCGACTCATCAGGCAACGTGTTGGTGGGTAAAACGACTACATCTTTCAGCACAGCAGGTTCACGCCTTACCCCAGATGGCGGCGGGCAATTTGTTGTAGATGGAGCGGCTTGTCTCGAGGTCAACAGACTGTCCAATCATGGAGACGTAACTGCATTTTACCAAGCAACCACTAAAGTTGGAAGTATTAGCTCTACATCTACTGGTGGTGGAAGCATTATTATTGGTAATGACTCAAGTGGAATCATGTTTAGGGGAGATTTAACAACCTCTGCATTTATTCCAGCAAATCCATCTACAGGCGTACAAGTTGATAATACTTTAGACGTTGGTCATAGTGCAATTAGATTTGATGACATCTATGCAACCAACGGCACTATCCAAACTTCAGACAGGAACGAAAAACAAGATATAGAAGCTCTAACAGATGCAGAGACAAGAGTCGCTGTTGCTGCTAAAGGTTTGCTGAAGAAGTTTAGATGGAAGTCTGCTGTTGAAGAAAAAGGTGATGAAGCCAGAGTACACTTTGGTATCATCGCTCAAGACTTACAAGATGCTTTTACTGCTGAAGGTTTAGATGCAAGTGATTACGCTATGTTTATTAACAGCGAATGGTGGGAAAGTTATACTGATGTTCCAGCCATAGAAGCTCAAGAAGCTGTACTTGATGAAGATGGCAATGTAGTCACTGAAGCTGTAGAAGCTAAAGAAGCCTATACTCGCACAGACACATATGAAACAGAAGCTGAAGCACCAGAAGGTGCAATCAAAAAACAACGCATGGGTGTTCGTTACAGTGAACTCCTAGCATTTATTATTGCAGGAATATAGGGGATACTATGAATCAGGAAGGAACATTAACCATTGATGGAATTGAATATAAAGAATCTGATTTAAATGAGGATCAATTATATTTAGTTGCACAAATTAAAGACTTACAGGGAAGGGCTGGTATTATCCGATTACAAGGGGACCAGGTGCAAGTCGCATTAGATGTATTTATACAACAACTTAAACTTTCCCTGGAGAAAAAAGATGGAGAAACTAATAGCCCTGATAAATCTGATCCCTGATATTGTAATGATTGCATCGCTAGTATGCGCTGTAACACCCACACCTAAAGACGATCAACTACTTGGTAAAGCATATAAGATCATAGAAGTCTTAGCCATTAATTTGGGTAAGGCCAAGATGCCTGGCAAGTAATATGCTATGCGATACCTATGGTTATTATTATTAATACCTAGTGTTATCCTTGCTCAACAGTCAGGAGATCTTAACAGCAATACTGTTAATTCTACAGTTAGTAGCAATAATACTGATACTACCAATAACTATACTGGAGGAGGGGCAGGATTTCCATCCCCTCCACCGTCAGCTATTGCGCCTAGTTATATGTTTAATGGTAGTGAGTCTTGCCTTATCAGTGCAGGTGGAAGTATCCAGTTAAGTTTACTTGGTATGTCGCATGGCAGTTACCGGGTAGATGAAGATTGTTTAAGAATCAGAGAAGCCAAACTATTACAGACTTTAAACATGAACATAGCTGCAGTTAGCAGAGCGTGTGAGTCAGAACAGATATGGTTTAGTATGTTTCAATCAGGTACGCCCTGTCCTTTCACAGTAAACGGTCAACTGATTGTAGGTAATATCGCCTATATTTATATGCGCATGAATCCACAAACATTCATACCAAATTATGATGAACAAAAAGAATACTATGATATAGTTTTAAGAATTGGAGACAATGATGAAGAAGATATTAATACTGATACTCGGTCTATTTCTGATAGATTCCGCACAGTCACAAACAGATACAGTTCAAGACTTAATTAATGCGTCCGCATCCATTATAGATACAGTGGACCAGGGCCATTATGCAGTGAGCGGTCTGAATTATTATGCAGGTGTCGGTGGTATTGCTCCAACTGATACGATAGATCAGGCATTGATTACAGAATTACAGATGACTACTTATAATAATGCGCTGTCTGCTGTGCAAAATGCGGTTTACTACAATACTCAGGCTTTACTTCAAGACGCACATGAAACAGAGATGGTGCAATTAGAGAGTGCAGTAGATGATTTCGTTGCTGCTACAACATCTTTAATTACTGTAGTCAATGTCTTTGAGCAAGCCAGCAATGCTGATACCGTACAAGAACAACAACAATTACAAGATTACATTCAAGATAATAATGTAGGTTTAACACAAACCCAGGTTGACAATTACAATACAAGTTTAGAATCAGTCCAAACTCATGCGATTAATGCTGCTGCTTTCTTAGCTGCTTCTAACAACGAAGCCTTAACCTCATCTAATGATGATGTGGCAGAAGCCTATAACGTGAACCTATCTAGCATGACCGTTGCTTACAATGCAGTGCAAGACAGCATTACATTTTACAACAGTGGCCAGGCATTTCATTCCATGTATGGATTCTTAAGTAATTCAATGAAGTCTTTAGAAGATGTGTACTTCACAGGCGAATCTATCTACACTGGCAATTCCTTCTAATGAGCCTACAAGATACAGAACTTAATATCTCTGGTATTAAGTTTAAAGGAGTTTATCTTGCCATTGGCTTTACGATTATCAGTACCATATCTGGATTTATCTATGGCTTTGCTGAGTTCATGGGCAGAGTAGACAGTTTAGAATCCCAGGTATCAGCTATCCAGGTACCAGAATTAGCCCCATTAGAGCGCAGAATTTCTTTGATTGAGGAGAGTATAGCGCAAAGTGATATAGCTACTTTACAAGCAAGACTGGCTACCCTGGGTGCCAACTTAGAAACCATTATGCAACAGCAACAATTGCTGTTAGACTTACGGGATAGGATCAATACCAATTCTAATATTGTTGAGGATAATCAACAACTTGTAGAAAGTATTGAACAAACAGTAGAAGAATATGAAGGAGCATTAAGAGAGTTTGCTGCAGAAGTAGATCAATTATGGGAAGCCTTTGACGCAGTTAGCAATCCGTTAGCAAGATGAAACGAACCACAGAATTAGCGCATGAAAGGATAGATGGTATAGATAAACATCTAGCTACGCATGAAGCTGTCTGTGCAGAAAGATGGAAGGAGACTATCTTAAGAATTAAAAGACTGGAGTTTATTCTTATCTCATGTTCAGGTGCAGTCATATTACTCCTGGCACAGATCGCATTTAATTAATTTCCAATATCACACTTTATAAGTTATTATTATTATTGTAATTATTTTATAGTTGCAAAGTTATGATGCTAACAGATGAAAAGATAAGGTTCATCAAAAGGCTGACTGAGGTTGAGCGTAGTAATAATTTATTATTAAGTGAGAATAAGTTATTAAAATTTAAATTAGAGAAGTTAAGAAATGATACAGAATTTAATGAACGCCATAATGCCATCAGTCGGTACAGTGATTGACCGGGTAATACCCGATAAGAACCATGCCGAAAGGGCTAGACAAGAGATTGAGAAAGCAATCCTTGATAACGCTCATCAGATTAACTTGGCTCAGATCGAGGTTAATAAACAAGAAGCCCAGGGTAATTGGTTCCAGCGTGGATGGAGACCAGCTACCGGGTGGGTTTGTGTGCTTGGTTTCATGGTGAATTTTCTTGTCAGTCCTATTGCTTCTGGGTTTGGTATTGATATACCCCAGGCAGATACAAGTACCATGCTACCTGTGCTTATGGGTATGCTAGGTTTAGGAGGTTTAAGATCTTATGAAAAAGTTAAAGACAAAACTCGATGAGTTTTTTGCAGATGAGGGCAATATAGTTTGGTCCTTTGTTATCTTTACAATCTTACTGCCTTTGTTACTATACGTATATTATGTATAAACTTAGTCAGCGATCTTTAGATCGTTTAGAAGGTGTCGATAAACAACTGGTCAAGGTTGTTAAGACTGCGATTCAATTAACCAAAGTAGATTTCGGTGTACTCCAGGGAAGAAGAACCCATGAGGAACAACAAGCATTGGTTGCTGCGGGTGCAAGTAAGACCATGAAGTCTAAACATTTAACAGGTCATGCAGTAGACCTGGTTGCTTACGTAGGGCCAAGAGTCTCCTGGGAAATCAAACTCTATGACGATATAGCAGATGCGATGCGAAGTGCTGCTATTGCACATGACGTACAAATCAGATGGGGTGCCGCTTGGCAATGCCATGACATCCGTAAGTGGGAAGGAACGATGCAATCATGCACCGATGCTTACATAGATTTAAGAAGGTCAGAAGGTAAGAGACCTTTTATAGACGGTCCTCATTTTGAATTGATGAGCTGATCCTTTCTATTTCTAGTTCGCAGTAATGAATAATCTTTTTTAAATCAATGACTTGATCTTTATGCTTATCTTGATAGCGACAAATATACTTAATAATATTACCCTGAAGATACGACAATCCATTCTCCATTATAAAATCATAGGGTTGTATCTTGTATTTCTTGTAGTGATTACCACCCTCTTGTCTATCTTTAGCTGACATTATTTAGTTAATCCTTCAGGTGGTTTACTGGCCTGGGTTCTTAGCTTACCTTGCCATCCGCAAGATGTACATTTAATTCTCTGATACGTAGTGGTTGCCGCATAATAAAAACCATTCCTTTTCATATTACTACTACCGCAGTTACGACACACATAAGAACCATGATCTTCCTTATGCAGTCCCCAGTTCGGATGATTCGGAATCCAGGGTAATAGATGTCTATAGACTTTCTCTAATAGATTAACGTCTTGTCTATTATATTTCTTCATTATTTTCCAGGCTTGTTCATCTCCTTCCATGCAAGCCTTCCATAGATCCATGCCCATATGCTTTGTCTTGTTTCCAAGATCAAATAAACCAGAGATATAATCTAATTTATTACTAGGATATCTAAACCGCCTTCTAACTGTCTTTAATAAATCGATCTCAGCGTACAAATTGGGGGGATCTAGGCGATATTTTATAAATTCCGAGTTCAGGGTAGGCATGTCAAATTTCGTCCCGTTATAATGGCATACAACGTCAGCCTGATTTATCAGATCATAGATTGTTTTAATCATTTTTTTATGGCTGCTTTCGTGCATGGAATCAAACATGATTTCTCTCTTGCCATGCCACTTGGCTGCCCAACACATGGTGTAACCAGGTTCAATTATATTTTTAATGCTAATATCCTGGCCCCATAATCCCCAGGAATAAACTTTATGCGGTGCAGTTTCTATATCTAAATGTAATATCTTCATTAATACCTATCCAATACTCTTTGTATTTCGTACTCAGCAGATCGTTTATCAGATACAATACAATCCATAGTCTTGCCATAATCTTTACAGACAATGACTTCATCTTGATTGTTACTAGATGTAGGAATGTAGGTATTGACACAACCTACCGAGAAGATAATCAATAATAAATAATATTGATTCATATCTTTACCAGGTCTACCCCCAATCCAGTATTAACATCGTACTTACTGGCTATTTCTATGGCTTGCTGTGGGGTACCACCCATTTCCAGGACACCGAGGGCAATGCCTGAGCCTGTTCCAGAGCTGGCAAATGGTGGGTTCAAAGATATACCAACTCCATTTGAATCAAACTCATCACACTGCCCGGTGTTGAGATCCATTACATAAACTATCGTATCATCATCAAGCGGACAGTCCCCGGTTAAATGATTAAACCAACGGACAAACGCTGGGCCACAACTAAGTGTCCCTGATACTGCAATAGCGTAATGGTCTAAGGTAAATAACTTTTGACACTTCGACGCTATGCCATCGCTGACCGCCATACGATCAGTGGCTAGTATCCCTTCCTGGTGCCAAACAATAGTGGTCATATCCACCTCTTGTTATTACCTCAGATATCATATTACTAAAATACCTTATAAAATCAAGTCCTTATCGTATGACATAATTGCCACCACCTCGAACTATAAATCCTCTCTCCTCCAAAATCTTTAAGAGTTGTGTAATGTGAGATGGAGATAGATTTAATTCCTGCGCTAAGATATCCCTGGTGGGTGTGATTAAGTTTTCTTTTTGATAATCACTAATCACTACAACAGCTTTGGTAATATGATCTTCCTTAACGTATCTTGATGGCATAATTACCTCCACCTCTTTTGATTTTTTCCTGTCTTTCCAGGCTGCGCAAAACAATAGTCACATTGCTTTGGCTCAAACCAAACTTATTGCCAATAATTTCTTGGGTTGGGGTGATCACATATTTCTTTTGGTATTCTTGAATGAATTTATAAACCTTATCTATATGTTTCTCACCGGTCCTTCTGTAATAACTGTCCATTACATAAGCCCCTTATTATCAGATGGCCTGGTTGTGTTATTAGAAGATTGTGCTTTGTTTGCATCATCATCCTTTTCTGTCTTAAGTACGCATGATGTACCTAAGGAGTATCTTCTGGCATACGTTAATGAACTACCATAAGATTGGGGAGTCTGATCCTTACAAGCAACAGAAGTTTTACCTGCTCTAAATACCGCACCATTCTCTGCAAGTATGAATACAGTCTCAACACATTGGTACCCTGGAACGTGGTAAGGCACTTGCAAAAAAGTAATACCATTATTATTTAAGGGTTTCTTGACTGCTTCAATGGTAGCTTCTAACGTTGCATATGCACTTTTAAAATGTGGATTCTCTGCATTCTTTACAGCATGAGTTATTTTCTTTTGTGCTTCTAGCAATGCTTGTGCCAATTTAGGATCAATATATTCTCCTTGGTTGGCTTCTTGTTTTTCCAATGGTTCTTTTCGAAACGCTCTTGTTTTATCTTCAGTCATTTTTCCTCCTAAACTAATTGATCGTCCATGTCTGCTGAATCTATAAATAGTTCATGGCAGATTGGTATGACTCTGTTTAACATTCCTTTAACCCACTCCTCATCATAGGCAACAGTAATAATAACTGAGGGTTGGTTATCTTCAGGTTCGCAATAGCTAAAGAAATCCCATTGCTTGTAACCTGTTAGCCACATACACATTTGCAGTTGGCCATAGTATTTCTCAGGTACCTCTCTGGTTTTCCATACCCTGGTATGGTTATAGTTAAGTGGCACCTTGATCTCAACGCCTTTGTGTTCGCTTTCAATGACACCATCTGGGCTACAACCAATAGGGTAATCATTGTGTTTAATAAACCCTACTGCTTCAACATTATAATCTGTCATTTGCATATACTTTTGTAAGGCTTCAGGTTCTAAATCTGTGCCACGTTTCATAGGGGCAGAGATCCTTTCCTGAGAATCAAAGGCTTGTTCTAAAAATCTACTTTCACTTTGCCTTAGTCCAGCAAGGACAGTGTTGTAATAATTTTCTTTGGCCGCTTCAGTGTATGGCTTACCGTTTGGTCTTACAAAATTACCAATGCTACTCCCGGTAAATACACCCTTACGCATCAGATACCATTCTGCTGTGCGCTGTTCCATGTAATGCCACGTACTGTTTGTTCCTAATATTTCTGTCATGGATTCCTCCTTAAAAATTTTATCCATATTAAATGCAAGATGATCGACAACCTGACAACGATTGTTGATCTCACTAACGTTAAACGGTTTCATTGTCGTACCAATCCTCATAGAAAGTGCTGGTCATTCTGAACACTCGTTCATTGCCACCCTTTCTATTCTTTCGTGTACCGATAACGTATATCTCTTTGTCCTTATACATCTCGGTCAGTCTTGGTCTGATTGATAAGACATCGACACCTAACCTTTCAGCTAACTCAGAACCCGTTTGTGTTTTAGCAACAAGTGATAAACGTATGTCATTCTTAAGTCGCTTACAAAAGGTTCTTGCTTTCTCATGCGCTTCTGCTCTTGTGTCTATCATTTCCACTCCTTGATAAATGTTTCACATAATATTGAGCATCTACCTTTCGAACAACCCGTAGACAATACAGAATCAATTGCAACTTTCAAATCATGTTCGCAAATCTCCTGATGTTGTATTTGCCTACAGAACTCTGACAGACTTTGCGCATCATCGTTGTCTGCATCATCGTCCATCCAATAGTCTCGGTTAAGATCGTTTAAGTATGTCATAAATATCCTCCTTATAAATTATTTATAACACCATTAGTATATCTATATCTGATATCATTGCAACATGAATAAGAAACAAAATGCAGAAAATTTAGAACCGCTATTTATTAGGTTACCTAAAGTTCTAAAGGATCAAGTACAAGACCTGGCCAAGACCAGAGGTGTCAGCAACGCTTTACTCGTTGCTTCACTCTTGGATCAGGCCATTAACGGTACACCATCTGAGACTAAAGAATCTTTAAGTACTTGGATTAATAGACACCATTGATTCACCTTTACATAGAGACGTTACCTATTCCAAAAGGCCGCCCACGTTTCACCCGTTCGGGTCATTCATATACTCCGAAACGTACCAAAGATTATGAGAAGTTCATAAAGACTGTCGCTCAAGATAACGTATCAAAAGGTGATTGCTTCACCACGCCTGTACAAGTTAACGCCAATTTTTATTTTCAAGTACCCAAAAGTTACAACCAATCAAAAAGAGACGATTGTTTGAATGGTGTAGTCCTACCCAAGGCTGACCTAGATAACCTCTTAAAGAGCCTATTAGATGCCTTAAACGGGATTTGTTTTATAGATGATACACTCGTGCAAAAGATCAGAGCATCAAAGAGATACGCAGATAAAAATTTTATTGAGATTGAGATAAAAAAATGCCCCGCTTTTTAGGGCGGGGCTAAGGCCTATATAGAATAGGCAACGGGGGAATGTTCTAGTTTAATTTAATAATAATCCTTTTTCAGCAATTAAATCATGCAATTTGCCAGATTCAATAGCCTTTGTAATGATCTTCTTGGCTTTATTAACTTTTGCTTCGGTTAAAGATGCCCCGATATCTTCAGCCGCAGATAACATTTCCCGCCCTAATTCTTCATTCGGTGCAGTTATCGATAAAGAGAGCGCCACTACAAAAGCATTATAAATTTGATCTTTCATTTTTTTCCTCCTTTGTTGTAATTTTCCAAATGTTTATAAACAATTTCCATTCCTGAACTTGAAATGAACCAAGATTCAACGCCACCATGTAAACATAATCCAGTATTTGCATGATTGCCTTGGCTTTCTAGTAAGGTACTAAGATAATAACTTGATACAAATTGCCCTAAATACTTTCCTTCTTTCGGGTTATAAAAGTTTTCAGAGCTAGTGTCATAAAACCTTACGATGGGATCATTTGGAAAGTGTTGATCATCCTCATTTGGATCAATAGTCATGTGCCACATGATGCCACTACCAGCAAATAACTCTTTATCGTTCACCTCATAGATTTTATCTTGCATTATTCGCTCTCCTCAAATTGATTAAAAAAAGTATCAGCATGAATAATACCCAACGTCTTAAGGTATTGCTCTGCATCTGGTAAATAGACCTCATCAAATATAGCCTGTCCTTTATCGGTAAATTCTATCGAGCCATTATCAGTCCTGATTAGTTCTTTATGGTACGTATCACCAAGATCTAGCTGCATATTACGATCAGCAATATCCGTTGAAAGTTCTAAGTACTTATCTGCACTCATTGGAATATGGCCTTGAGATATAAGAGAGAGCGCATCAAGGCAGAGATTTACATTTTTTAGCTGATCTCTACGTATGTGGTCCTCTAGTATTTCCTTTCCATCCTGCTCAATCCAAGTTAAAGAATCCGTAAAGAATCCAATAGCCGGATCTTCTAGCTCATTATAAATATCTTTTAGTCTCATTTATTTACCCTCCTATGATTGGTAATAATAACCATGCAAAACATGCCATGCCTACCCATAAGGCAAACCCAGCAATTGCGGCCAAGATAGAAACCCATAATGGCTCTACCTCATTATTGATATATCTGTTTCTATTTTTATGTTTCATTATTCCCCCTCGTTTAATGCGCAATTAATAGCGTCTTGAATTATTTTATTTGCTGTGTCTCTTTGCTCTTGATTCATAGAATAATAAACTTCAATAGCATGACGACCAGACAACCCGCAACACTCAACACGTGCCAATTGTTGCGATAGTTGAGCAACCTTATTTGTACGTTTGCTTGCGCCTAGTATTCTTTTTGTGATCTGATCCTCTTCCTCACCGTATGCACCACACAAAAGAAGATCAGAAATAAATCTTTTTAATGTGTACTTGTCTGAAAGTAAACTTAAAAAGTCTTTTTTGTTTTCTTTTAGTTCTTGTTTAGTCATTGTTTCCTCCGTTAAATTAATCAAAAATTACTCTTTCTCTTTTACCTTGAAAAGTAAAAAACTTTTTACCTTTCCAAACTGCGCTAAAGTGTTTAGATTGGTATTCATCGCATAAAGCACATATTGCTTTATAGTCGGCTTCTGGCAAGTCATCGCTGAATTTAATAGTCAATCCTTGTCTTAATGCTTTCTTGGCTTTTTCTGGTAATGTAAATTTATTCATTGTTTCCCTCGTTAGTTATAAATTATCTTTTTGCAATCATTAATAAAATGATATCTAATTATAAACACTAATTAATTATTAAATGCAAACTAATTATTTCTAATTATTATCAATGGAATTTAAACCCTTAAGAAACAAGGACTTACGCAAATACTCGATAGTGCCGATTAGGGCTATTAAGTTGTTATCTGCGCAAAAAATCCCGCAAACAGCATTTAATACCTTGGTCGTTATGTGCAGCTATACGGACAGAATAGGCCGCACTTGGGTTAGCCAACAAAGACTGGCGGATGAACTGGGTAAGACTCGAGAAACAATAAACAGGAACTTAAAAAAGCTTAGAGATGTTGGACTGGTTACCCGCGTTAAAAAACAATTTAAAGATCAACCTACAACAACCTATCGAGTTATCTATGAAGAGGGGATCATTACAGAGGACGACGCACGAGGAACCCTTAACGCTCGGGAACTTATCGAGTTGTCAGAGATGGAAAGAGAACTAACAGGGTGTGACGCTCTGAATGTCACAGAGAATAAAGAGGGTGTGACGCCTAGGGATCACAGGGGTAGTGACGCTATAGGATCACACAAACGAGATAATAACGATATATATAATAATAATATATATAGTGTGACGGACGGGGAAGTCCGGAAGTTTTGCAACATGTTTAAAAACTTTGGTCAAACTTTAGGACAACCAAGATCTTACAATTTAAAAGATGAGCAGTTGATGCGCTCATGGATAGCGCAAGGCCTAACGCATGAAGTCTTTTTAAATATCCTTAACGATCACTACAAGTATTGCAGAGATAACCGTAGACCAATCGCTCACACCTTGGCCTACTTTAAAAAACCTATAGAGAATAAACTACTAAAGACAGGGACTAACCCCAAGCTTGATAATAAAATCAAAGACATAGCCCGCAAACTTAAAGCTTAATTTTAACCAAGTAAAAAAAGAGACCCCTTGCCCCCTACCCCATCATCTAATCATCACTCCCCCTCACAAAAATATTTTCCCGTTTTTTCATAAACAGTGTTAAGATATCGTTTCAATTAATTTAGGAAGGAGTTTTAAATGCCTGAACAATACGACAACACAAATCAAATCGTTATTTGGGAAAACAAATACAAAGAAAGACCAGAGCAACCTGACTTTAATGCTACCGTTAACATTGACGGTGTGGATTATAAGTTTGTTGGTTGGAGACGTAATGCTGACGATCCAGCTAATCGCCCACTTGCAAAATTTAAATTAGAAAAACCTAAACCTGCCAGTGCAGAAAAGCCTGTTGCTTCACCGCAAGAGTCAGATCCATTCGAGGACGATATTCCATTCTAATTGTGGTATAACTAGTACATGGCTAGATCCAGTACAAAGATTCCCCCGCTAGGTAGATTCGGTGGTGTACGTATGGTACAACGCAGGATTGGTAGGTCCGAGACGTTACATCAGCATAAAGAAGCTGTGGCTGCCGAATTACTTAGCTTGGGTACTGCAAATATTACCGATATTGTTAATTTAGATGGAACCGTTAAACCATTAGACCAAATACCTGAACACGCTTTAAGAGCCATTAAACGTATCAGCGCAACAAAGGATGGGGTAACCATTGAGATGTTTGATAAGGTGGCTGTACTAAGAGTCTTAGCTAAAGCATCAGGTATGTTGGACGTAGAAAAGAACGAAGATAAACCCAGCATTGTTGGGATTAACATGAAAGGACCAACGACAACCTATGAAATTGAAGAAGATAACGGATCCGAGAGTAGTGGATCTGAACAAAGCGATACTGGAAGCGAAGATACCGATTAGAGATATCCTTGCCCATATGAACAAAGATTCAACCTGGCTAGCAAAACAGCTAGACGGTACATCCGCTTTAGATTTTAGATTAGAACAATACGTTAAAAATAAATTGTATGCCTACCGAAGTTCCCAGTCTAAACCTTGACTTCTCTGAAAGCCCAACGGTTTGGAAGTTTCTAAACTCTGAAAGCTTTGTACGTGGCCTTATGGGGCCTGTGGGTAGCGGTAAATCTTATGGCTGTGCTGCTGAGATTATGTTGCGTGCTGTTAAACAAAAGCCATCGCCCAGAGATGGGATACGGTACACAAGGTTTGTTGTGGTACGTAATACCTACCCCGAACTTAGAACAACTACCATAAAGACCTGGCAAGAGTTATTTCCTGAATCAACCTGGGGCGGTATGAGATGGCAACCACCAATCACCCACCACCTAAAACTCCCAAGCCGAGGTGATGCTGCTGGAATAGATTGCGAAGTTATATTCCTGGCTCTCGATACCCCCCAGTCCGTTAGAAAACTATTATCCTTAGAAGTAACCGGGGCCTGGTGTAATGAAGCCAGAGAGTTACCGAAAGCTGTCATAGACGGTTTAACCCACAGGGTAGGCAGATATCCTACCAAAGCTGACGGTGGACCTACCTGGTACGGAATATGGATGGACACTAACCCACCTGATTCTGATCATTGGTGGCATACCCTAGCTGAGAAAGAACCAATCAAAGGTGAGTTTGCTTGGCAATTCTTTAGACAACCCGGTGGCGTGTTACCTGCTACCCCTGATGAAATACCTGACCATCCTGAAGCTAATGGTTATCAATTCAGTGGCGGTAAATGGTGGAAGATAAATCAAAACGCAGAGAACAGAAATAACTTACCTCCTGGTTATTACCAACAATTACTGGGCGGTAAAAATGCAGATTGGATTCGGTGCTACGCAGAAGGCAAATATACATTTGTGCAAGAGGGAAGGCCTGTGTGGCCCGAATACGATGATGAATTGATGTCAGGTAATTGTGATGTTGATCCTTACTACCCGGTACAGATTGGTGTTGACTTTGGTTTAACGCCTGCGGCTATCTTTGGTCAGCGTACTGCCAGTGGTGCATGGAAGATCTTAGATGAACTGGTTACGTTTGATATGGGACTTGAACGGTTTGGTCAAGAACTACTTAGCATCATTGCACAAAAATACAACAAACAAGAAATTTTAATATGGGGCGATCCTGCGGGTAATAAACGAGATGAGATCTATGAGGTTACTGCATTTGACCATCTACGATCCCTGGGATTTAAGGCACAACCTACTGACAGTAACGCTTTCCAAGTTAGGCGTGAAGCAGGTGCCAGCCCCATGAACCGATTAGTTAATGGTAAACCTGGATTAGTTGTTGACAAAAAATGCTTGCGACTGAGAAAATCATTATCTGGCGGTTACTTTTTTAAACGACAAAGCCTAGGTGCTGGACAAGAACGCTTTAAAGACCAACCCGTTAAGAACGAACATTCTCACGTAGGCGATGCTTTCGGTTATCTCATGTTAGGTGGCGGTGAACAAAGACGATTACGCAGAGGATCTTATCAATCATCTGGTGGTATGTTTACTGCTGATACTGACTTTGAGATTATGTAATGGAACTATTAAAAAATACTGTAATTCATCCTGACTTCCAAATCCTACCCTTTAGAGAAAGACATTTAGAAAACGTCAATATTGCGCAATACGAGAGCCGATACATAGAAAGCCTGGCCAAAGGCTACCATAAAACAAACTTTAACCATGATGGGCTATCATACACCTACATATCTGACGGAGATATCCTCTGTTGCTTTGGTGTTCAGCTATTATGGCAGGGTGTAGGCGAGCTATGGATGATGCCATCAGACAATGATGATATGTTTCTGATATCGCACATGAGCAAAATATCAGAACTTATTGATATCATTATAAAAGATTTTAGCTTGAACCGTTTACAGATTCAGGTTACAGTACCCAATGAGAGAACTCTTTGCTTTGTCAAGAGTATTGGTTTTGAAATAGAGGGTACCTTGAAGAATTATGGACCAGAAGGTAATGATTACTTCATGTTAGCCCGAACTGTAGATAGGAAAAATTAATTGGCTTTACCTAAACTTTTATTCCAGGATATTAAATTACCTACATCTGTTTCACGTGGAACACCACTGACAACTAAGAAGGTAACTAAACCTGCTCCTAAACCTGCTCCTGCTCCTGTAACCAAAACAGCAACAAAGCCTGTAATTAAAACACAATTACCTGTACAAATTACCAAGACAGCTCCTCGAGTATTACCAATACCGCCTAAAGAAATTATTAAAGCAGAAGCTATAGCAGCAGATGTAGGTCCAGGTGATCGTTTGCCACAACAAGCAAAATCACCAACAGCACCTACCCCAACAAAAGTACAACCAGAAACTTTATCTACTGTTGGCAAGCCTGCATTTATAGGTCCAAAGCCACCACCACCATTAATTCAAACTAAAGCAAATTATGTGCAAGATATTGCTGCTGAAGGCAGAGCAAGTATGTTACCTGATATGGCTGATATGGGACCTGGTGATAGATTAAAAACTTCTTCTGCTTTAGATAAAGCAATTTTAAATCAGGAAATAAAAGCATCATCTAATGTTTCTTTATTGCCAGGTAAAGCAGTGCTACCTATTGATGATAGATTATCTGAGGTTGTAAAAAATATTGCAGCACAAGAAACTACATCAAGATATGTTGCAGGTCCACCACCCCCAGAAGCAGTGGTTGAGGGTGTAGGTACAACACCACCATCAGAACAAGAAATAGAAAACATATTACAAAAAACAGCAGATCGTGCTGCTGAAATGGAAACAGAAGCAAGGAGACAACTATTTTATCGTGGTCAAGTTAAAAGGCGTGGCGGTATTAGAATGTTATTTGGTAAATATGCTTTCCCAACACCAAGGAAATTAGCACCCGCTACTGCTACTGCTAAACCTGATGCAACTATTGTTTCTGCTGTTGAAAAAGGATTAACGTCTTGGAAAGATGTACCTGAAGAATACAGATTGCTACCCGATTATCAAAGACCACCTCAGTATTCTGAGAAAGCATTTACCGCTAAACAAAACAGAAAAGAAGGATGGACAGCAATGGGTGGAGAGGAAAGATGGAAAAAGTAAGAAAAGGTTTATACGCTAATATCCATGCTAAACGTAAAAGAATAGCAGAAGGATCTGGCGAGAAGATGAGAAAACCAGGTGAAGCTGGCGCACCTACTGCTGATGCTTTTAGAAAGTCAGCACGTACTGCAAAGAAAAAAAGATTATTGTTTAGTAAATAATGCCTAAGAAATTACATAGACGTTTATTACTAAGCGCAGAGCAACAAGGATTAACAGGTGAGCGTAAGCAAGCCTACATATTTGGAACTATGCAACGTATAGAAAAACAAATGAAAAAGAAAAAGAAAAAATACTAGATGAAGAAAGAACATAAAAATCCATCAGGCGGTTTGACTGCGGCAGGTCGTGCTTACTTTAAAAGAACGACAGGTGCTAATTTAAAACCTCCTGTTAAGTCAGGCGATAATCCCAGACGAGCTTCCTTCCTGGCTCGAATGGCGGGCAATCCTGGGCCTGAAAGAGATTCCAAGGGCAGACCAACAAGATTGCTTTTGTCTTTGCAGGCCTGGGGTGCTTCGTCTAAGGCAGATGCAAGAGCAAAGGCTGCTGCAATTAGTAAACGAAATAAGGCAAAGTAAATGGCTAGATTAGATGTAAAAAATATAATGCAACGAGAAGCTAAAGCACAAGCTCGTAAAGATGAATGGCGAACTATTTATGAGGATTGCTATGAATTTGCGCTACCTCAAAGAAATCTGTATAGCGGATATTATGAAGGTAAAGTTGCAGGCAAAGGAAAGATGCTTAGAGTCTTTGACTCAACAGCAGTTCATGCTACACAAAGATTTGCAAACAGGTTACAGGCTGGTCTGTTTCCTCCTTACAAACAATGGTGTCGTTTAGAAGCTGGTAGTGCGATCCCCCAAGGTCAAAAAGAACAAGCACAAACCATCTTAGATAACTATACGGATCTATTATTTGACACACTACGTCAGACCAGCTTTGATTTAGCTATGGGTGAGTTTTTATTAGACTTAGCTGTAGGTACAGGCGTAATGATGATTACTCCTGGAGATGAAACAACACCCGTTAGATTTACTGCCATACCTCAATACCTTATTGCTATTGAAGAAGGTGCTAACGGTACGGTTGATAATGTTTATCGTAAACTAAGATTAAAAGCAGAGAGTATTCCTGTTGAGTTTCCTGATGCAACCATCAGCCCACAACTGCAAGAAGTTATTAATAATAGACCAGAGCAAGATGTAGATCTGATTGATTGTGTCATTTACGATAATGAATCAGGACAATATTGTTATCACGTTATATGGCCAGCTAAATCACAAGAACTGTATTTTAAATACATGAAGTCCAGTCCTTTTGTTGTAGCCAGGTACATGAAAGTAGCAGGTGAAGTCTATGGTCGTGGTCCTTTGGTTACTGCAATACCAGATATTAAAACACTAAACAAAACCGTAGAGCTTGTTCTTAAAAATGCAAGCCTATCTATTGCTGGTGTTTATCTTGCATCAGACGATGGCGTACTTAATCCACAGAATGTTAAGATTCAACCAGGTGCAATTATCAGTGTTGCTAGAAACGGTGGTCCTCAAGGTCCATCATTAGCACCCTTACCAAGAGCAGGTGATTTTAATATTAGTCAGATTGTTATTAATGATCTACGTATGAATATTAAAAAGATTCTTATGGATGATACCTTGCCACCAGACAACATGAGTGCTAGATCTGCTACTGAAATTGCAGAAAGAACCAGAGAATTAGCAACCAATCTAGGTTCTGCCTTTGGTCGATTGATTACTGAAACCATGATTCCTATTGTTTCAAGAACTTTATTTGTTATGGATCAACAAGGTGTTATAGATCTACCGTTAAAAGTAGATGGTGTTGAAGTTAAAGTTACACCTGTATCACCATTAGCCCAGGCCCAGAAATTACAAGAAGTTAATGACGTTATACAATATATGCAAATAGCAAACAGCATGGGTACACAAGGACAATTAACATTAAGCGTTCCAAGGATCTTACAGTTTGTTGCTGCACAATTAGGTATTGACCAAGGATTGTTAGCAACACAAGAAGAACAACAACAAGCAATGGCGCAGTTGCAAGAAATGATGCAACAGCAACAACAAGTAGCACCAACACAAGGAGGGGCATAAGCTAAAAAACTATGGCAGAGGAAGGATGGGAAGGATGGGAAAGTCTGGTTCCCGGTTTAGTTGATAAACCTAAAGCAGACGATATAGATATCCTATACGGTAAAGTTTTTAAATCACCCGAAGGACAAAAAGTCCTAAATCACCTTAGAAGTATTACCATTGATAGACCTAGTTGGTCGCCTGGCGAAGATCCCAGTTTGGGATATGCACGTTCAGGTGCAATGGAAATTGTAAGAATGATTGAAAAAAGATTAGAAAGGAGTAGCAATGTCTGAAGAACAAGTACAAGAACAAGAAGAAAGATTAGTAAACCCACAGGAAGTAGATAACGATTCTCAAGAAGAAGCACCTATTCCTGTATATGAGGAGGTAAAAGCTGATGACAGCAATCAAGAAAACAACCAAGAAGAAAATGAAAAAATCGAAAGACCTGACTACTACCCAGAAAAGTTCTGGGGTGAAGAAGGTCCAGACATCGAAAAGCTCGCCAAAAGCTACAACGAACTCGAAAAGCAATTCCGCTCAGGAAAGCACAAGGCTCCAGATGGTGATTACAACATTGAAGCGTTGGTTGAGGATGGCTTAGATCCAGAAGATCCTGGACTTGCTATTATCACTGAGTGGGCAAAAGAAAACGGTGTTAGTCAAAAAGCCTTTGATGAATTAACACAACAGATTTTTGCGCAAACCAAAGATATTGCAGAACAACAAGAGCGTGATTTGCAATCTGAAATGCAAAAGCTTGGACCAAATGCTAAAGAAAAAATAGCTATGGCTGAAAGATTATTAACTAAAGCACCTCTTACACCCAATGAAAGAGATACACTAGCTAATACTCTAAATAGCGCACCTGCTATCAATGCTTTCTTAAAATACCATCAATCTATTACCAATGAATCTATACCTGTTAATGCTGTAGTAAATACTCCACAAATATCTAAATTAGACTTAGAACAAGCCATTGCAGATCCTAGATGGAAAACAGATGCAGCCTGGAGACAGAGTATTGAGAAACAATGGATGGAAGCAAATAGTTAAAAAGCTTGCATAAATTATTGTTTTAGTTTACAAATAGAGTGTTGGATAACCATTCGGCCCAACTACGTGGTGAACCCATTAGTCGGTAGGTCTATAACCTACAAGTAACCGCCCTCTATGGCTAACGGTGTGCGATAAGTTAATTTTTATTTTTAATTTTATTGGAGAGTACCAATGGCTCAAAATGTAAGCACAGCGTTTGTAACTCTGTTTGAATCAGAAGTTAAACAAGCGTATCAAGGTGAAGCATTATTACGTGGCACAATGCGCGCTCGCTCAAATGTACAAGGTAACACCGTCAAATTCCCTAAAATTGGCAAAGGTGTTGCTAGCGTTCGTGTTCCACAAACTGATGTAACACCTCTAAACGTTACTTACTCACAAGTCACTCTTTCATTGACAGATTATATTGCTGCAGAATACAGCGATATTTTCCATCAGTCTCACATCAACTTTGATGAGAGGAGAGAACTCGTTGAGGTAGTATCAAAATCAATCGCTAGAAGAATGGATCAAATCTGCATAGATGCACTTGATGCTGCTGCTAGCCCTTCAACTGTTGCTACTTCTGTAGGTGGCGCAGGCTCAAACATGAACATCGAAAAACTACGTGCTGCTGCTAAAGCACTTAATGAGAACAATGTTCCTTCTGAGGACAGATACCTTCTCATGCACGCTAGCCAACTAGATGCTCTATTAGGCGAAACCGAAATCACCAGCGCAGACTATGCTGCTGTGAAAGCTCTTGTTCGTGGCGAAATCAATACGTTCATGGGCTTCAACATCCTAACCATGGGTGATCGTGATGAAGGTGGACTTCCAAAACCATCAACTCGTACTTGCTATGCATGGCATAAAGATTCTTTAGGTTATGCAGAATCAATGGCGCAAAAAACCGAGGTGAACTATGTTCCTGAGAAAACATCTTTCTTAGTAAGCTCAATGTTCTCTGCTGGCGCAATCGCTATTGACGATGAAGGCATTGTACAAATTAGCTGTACTGAATAAAGGAGGTAGATCATGGCATATTCATCAACTGGATGGTCAACTGTTTCTGCTTCTAAAGCAGGTAACAGCGTGGCTTTATACGCATATTCATCAGCAGATGCAATCGGAGATATAAATACTGCTGGGTATTTCAATACCCTATCTGACGTTCTTAACGTTGGAGATATTATCTTCGTAAGATCTTCCACTGGTGGAACTCAAGCAGTTAGCATTTGTTATGTAGCTTCAAACTCAGGTGGCGTTGTTGACGTTACTGATGGTTTGACAGTTACCTCTACAGATTCTGACTAAACCAACCGGGTATGGGGGCTTAACCGCCCCCTACCTACTTAGGATTTATTTATGGCAGCAGGCGATACAGACTTAAGCATTTGTTCAGACGCATTAATACTCATGGGGGCATCGCCCCTTTCCTCGTTTACTGAAGGAACAGATGCAGCACAGGCTTGTAGTCGCTTATATTATGATGTCAGAGATACTTTGATTGGCCGATATCCTTGGTCATGGAGTATGAAAAAAGTAGAACTAGGACAGTTAGTTACTGCTCCTATCAATGAATGGACTTATTCCTATCAATTACCAGGTGATATGTTATCTGGTGTTATTGCAGTCTTTGCAAGCAACGGTAATACAGAAAGACCAATGCACCATGGATGGGAAATATACGAAGATAAGTTATTCACAAACTTACCCACAGTCTATATAGATTATCAATACACAGTTTCAGAAAGTAAGATGCCACCCTACTTTGTGCATTTACTTAAACACGCTTTAGCTGCTGAATTATCAGTAGTAATTACCGATCAAATATCTAAAGCAGATTACTATAACAATGTAGCTTTTGGTACACCCGGAGAAAATCTTAGAGGTGGATTATTTAGACAAGCAATGAATACGGATAGTCGTGGCAAACCACCAGAAGTTATTGAGGATTATTCGCTTATAGATGTAAGAGGTTAAGATGGCTAAGATCGTTCAGTTTCAGACGAACTTTAGTGTTGGCGAACTTGATCCATTACTAAAAGCAAGAACTGATCTTGACCAATATCAAAACGCTTTAGAGACAGCAACTAACGTATATGTACAACCACAAGGCGGTGTAAAGCGTAGAGACGGTCTTAAGTTTATACATGACTTCGGTAGTTCTTTTACCAAGTTCAAGCTCATACCTTTTGAGTTTAGTGTTAATGATAGTTATACCTTAGTCGTTGTAGCTGGTCGTATTTATGTATTTAAAGCTGGCGTATTACAAACCAACATTAATTCATCAGGCAATGATTATATAACAGCAACCGCAATAACAGCAGATATGATTGATGAACTCAATTATACTCAAGCGATTGATACTATTATTCTAGCTCATGGTGATTTACATCCATACAGACTAGTACGTGATGCTGATACTGAATGGACTTTTGAGCAATTAGATTTATCTTTTATTCCTCAATATCCATTTACCCAGGATTACCATGAACCTACCTTTACTGTTACTCCTAGTGCTACCACAGGCAATATTACTTTAAACGCATCTTCAGTTACTACTGATACAGGTACAGCCCAAGGTGGTGGCGCAGATACTATTACATTAAAAGCAGCATCAAGTTTTACTACTGATGACCAACCTAACGGTATGTTTATAGAAATTACATCTGGTACAGGCGCAGGACAAACCAGGCACGTAGAAGATTATGTAGCTGCAACTAAATTATTATCAGTCTTTCCAGCATGGGATACTGCACCAGATGCAACATCTAGCTATGATATTAAGGCATACAAACCAGCAGCAGTAGGTGAATACGTTAATGTTAAAAACGGATTCGGTAGAGCTAGAATTGTACAATATGTTTCTGCCACATCAGTCAAAGCATACGTTACTATTCCTTTCTTTGATACATCAGCCATTACATCAGGCAACTGGGAATCAGAGCATGGTTACGAGAATACCTGGTCAGATACAAGAGGATGGCCTAAAGCTGTAACCTTCCATCAACAACGATTATATTTTGGTGGTACAGATGCAAGACCTAACACAATATGGGGTTCTAGGATTGCTGATTACTTTAACTTCGATCCTGGCACTGCATTAGATGATGAAGGTGTAGAAGCTACGATTAACACCAATCAGCTAAACGTTATTACTAATATTACCTCATCAGGTGATTTAAGAATCTTTACTACTGCATCTGAGTTTGTAGTGGCTCAATCGTTTGGAGAACCTATTACTCCATCTAACTTCCAGGTTAAAGCACAATCAAGATATGGCAGTAAGCCTGGTGTACCGATTGAAGATCTAAACGGTGCTACGGTATTTGTACAAAGACAAGGTAAATCATTAATCAGTTTCCAATATACAGATTCAACTAACAGTTATCAGTCAACAACATTATCTGTATTAAGTTCACATCTTATTAAGACACCAACTGATCTGGCTATTAGACGAGCTACTAGCACAGACGAAACCGATAGATTATTTATTGTTAATGCCGATGATGGATCTATGACAGTCTATTCTATATTGGCAGTACAGAATGTTATTGCCCCTAGTAATTTTACTACCGATGGTTTATTTAAAGCTGTTGCAGTAGAAATAGATGATGTCTACGTTATTGTTAAAAGAACCATTAATAGTGTTGATAAATATTATTTAGAGAAGTTTGATAATACTCTAACATTAGATAGTGCATTAACCGGGGGTGCAGCAGCTAGTGTTAATGTTACGCATTTAGAAGCTAAAGAAATAGCCATCATTAGAGATGGTGCAATTGAGAACAGTCAGACTGTACCAGCGTCACCTTATACTGTTACCTTTGATACTGCAGCAACATCTAGCTATGAAGTTGGATTAGACTTTACTGTATCTATTGTTACGATGCCAACTGAACCAAGATTATCAACAGGCAGTGTCCAGGGTGTTAAAAAGCGTATAATACAAATAGATGCTTTAGTTTATGAAACACAAAGCATTAATATAAATGGTACAGAAATATCATTTAGAAACTTTGGTGAAGCTGTATTAGATACGCCCATCGAAGAATATACAGGTGTAAAAACTGTACATGGAATTTTAGGCTTTAGTGATACAGGCCAGATAACGATAACTCAGACCGTACCATTAAAGATGACATTATTAGGATTAGAATATCGAATGAGTATCGGTAATTAATATGATTATAGGAGACAGATAAATGCCAACTTGGTTATTGCCTGCAATTACAACAGGCGTTCAATTATTCTTAGGTAAGAAACAATATGATCTTACCAAAGAACAAGGTAAGCAAACACAAGAACAATATGATCAGGCAGCAGCCGATGCTTTATTACAAGGCAGAAGTGCTGCTATATCCTATAGACAGCAAGGTGCTGATATTTTAAATAATCTTAACAAAGTATTAGCAACAACAGCAGCAAGGGCAGCAGCCAGTGGTATTGAAGCTACTACAGGCAATCCATTTGCTGTAGCAGAACAAAGCACTAGGGATGCAGTCATGGAATATTACATTGCCAGGGATAATGCAACTTTAGAATATGCAGGTGCAGGCGCACAAGCAAGACTGTTTGCGGAAGCTGGCGTAGATGCACGCAAGGGTTATAGAGATAGTGCATTAATTAATGCTGGCTTTAACTTATTAGATATTGCACAAAATAATCCTTTTAAATTTACTAAACCAGCACAGCTATCTGCATTAAATGTTAGTGCACAAAGAATGACACCATCAGGTCAAATTATTGGTACTAGGAGTACAACATAATGGCACAGTTACCTAGATATACAAAAACAGGCATACAAGCAGTAGCCCCTCCCAGATTACAACGACCTAGTACAACTGCTAGAACAGAAATGATACGTGGTGATTTAGCACGTATGCAAGAATTTGTATCTACTAAAGTTAAAGAAAAAAGACGGAGAGAAGGAGAGCAGGCAGTATATGAATTTGGCGATGCTTCTATACTAGAACAAATATCACAAAGAGGTGGACCAAGAACTGAAGCAGAGAGAGCTGCTTACGCATTAGCAAACAGAGTAGGTGCAGACAGAATTGAGAGTCAAGCAAGATTTGAAATTGATAGAATCTTGGCAGATGCTCAACTTAATACAACACCTTATGAAAATGTTAATTCTCAATTATTAGATGTTGTTGATGGATTTTCTGCATCACTAAGTCAATTTGATGCCGGGGTTGCCGCATCATTAAGAAACAGATTAGAAACAGTAGCAGCTAATGCTGATTCACAATATTTAAATAGATACAATGTTTTACAACAACAAGCGGAAACTGTTGAATTTGAAGCGCTACAAACGCAAAGGCTTGATCAGATAAGAAATAGCCTTATTGCTACAGGCGGTATCATGGATCAAGATACAGCTAATGTATTAGAAAGCGCCAGGCAAAGTATTTTAGATCAAAATATATTTGATGAAATAAAACAACAACAATTAATTTCTTTAGAAAATCAAGTAACAGGATATTATATTGAATCACAAATATCTGCATTACCAAGCTATAGAGAGAGATCAGAAGCAATAGCAAGTATTGACGCTTTAGGTTCATTAACCAGTGAACAATTAGACGCCTATAAAAATAATCTACAAAATAAAAATAATGCAGCTTCAATTGCCGCAAAAGAAAATGCTATTTATAACTTTCAAACTTTAAACTTTGAAAACCAGTTAGATTATATTAATGAAATCCAGGCAAACCCATTACCAGAATTATCAATTAATGATAATCGAAGTTTATTAACCGCATTAAGCGGTATGGTAAACGCTAAAGTATCTATTGCAGAAGGTCAATCCAGAGAAATATCATCTAATATTAGAGACTTTGAAACAATTATTACCAATGAAGGCATAGTCCAACCAGATAGGATTATTGCTATGGAAGATAGAATTGCAGCTTTGCCTACTCCATTCCAGGGAGAGCTATACGATCAATTAAATACATTCCAATTTATTAATAATACAGTTTCCACTTTTAAATCTATGAGACCTATCAGATTAGAAGAATTATTAAGCGTAATGCGAGATCAAGGATTAGAGGGAATAGGTATGGAAGGCATGGATGATCTTATGGAAACAAAGATATTTGAGTTAGGACAGAGCCTTCTAACTACCATGAAAAATAAGAGAGAGAGTGATCCTATTTCTTTGGGGCAAACAATGGGACAAATTACATCCAGTCCATTAGATTTTTCTACACCAGAAGCATTAGCTGCGTCTATACCAAAAAGAATCGAAGATGGGCTGGCAGTAAGGTCTTTGTATGGTGGTCCATTAAAATTCTTAACAAGTTTAGAAGCAAATACATTGGCAGAAACTTATGCGTCTGGTGATGCAATGACCAAATTAACTTTATTACAAACTGTTACACAAAACTTTGGTAATTATGCACCTGAAGTATTTGCCCAAATAAATGGTATTGATTCTAATATGGCTTTAGTAGGTGGATTATTAAATATAGGCCAGGCAAAAACAGCTAGAAATGTATTAGCAGGACAAGAATTAATAGCAAGTGGTATACAGGCAACAATAAACACTGTTGATGTACGTATGATACAAGATAATCAATTACAAAATGCTTTGTCATATACGCCAGAATTATATGGATCAACAATGACATTGGCAGAAGCGTTATATACAAAGAAAGCACAAGATGCTCGTAAATTAAATATGTTTGATGATAGTTTATATATTGATTCGATCAATGAATTATTAGGATATGACAATCAATCTGGCACAGGCGGCATCCAAGATGTAAATGACCAACCTACACTATTAATGCCTGGTTACAATGCTGACCAATATGAAACCATGTTAGACAATTTAACATTTGAACAATTACAGCAAATAACAGAATCTACTAATATTGATCCAGGAATGATTGAGGATATTAATAATGGTGATTATGTATTACAACAAAGTGAAGCAGGTATGGGTAACTATTATCTGGTTCGTAAAAATATGAATTTTTTTAGTGGTGGAATACCTACTTTTGAAAAGATAGGTGATAGAGATGGCAATCCTTTATATCTTAATCTCTTAGAGAATAGCTGGTTATTACAATGACCTTATATACCGGGGTAAAAGATCCTACACTTACTGATCCACAAAGCGTTATAACTCAAAGCAGAGGTGGGTTAATAGAAAATTTTAATGCTGCGTTCCATCAAGTTAGAGCGATGGAAAATACTTTTAGCATGGAAAATATGATTGGAGATCAGTGGGGGCCAGTGATTGATACTATTAATGAAAGAATGGAAATGAATTTAATTAATCCAATTTCCGTTAGAGAAGTTGACTCTTTTGTATATGATTTAACCAATGGTTCAGTTAATCCTTATTCATCTTATATAAATAGTATTGTAAACATTATTCAACAAAATCCAGACACATTAAATGATTTGCAATGGGTTACACAAGAAGAAATAGAAAGCAGGGCAAGAAACCAGGCTTTAGAATATAACCAACAATTTAATGAGATAGCTACAAGGACTCCTGGATTCCAGGGAGGGTTAGCAAGATTTGCAGGAGGTATGGCTGGTGCAGCTACAGATCCAATAAATATTGCTTCAATGATTATACCATTTGGGCAGGGAACTAAATTAAGTACATTATTATTTAGAGAGTTTATGGTTAATGCTGGTGTAGAAGCCATGATTCAACCAGAGGTTGCACAATGGTATAACGAACTAGGATTAGAATATACTGCGGAACAATTCTGGACAAATGTTGCAGCCGCAGGAACAGTAGGTGCTGCACTACCAGCAGCATTTAGAGGATTAAATGCAACTTATAATTTAACCAAACAGCAAACACAAAGAGGAATTGAAGCATTAAGAAACACAGGCTTAATTCAAAGAAATAGAAATACCAATACGTTAGAAACAACTATTGATATTTTAGAAGATGAAGCCAATGCTTTAAGAAATACTAATGATGCAGACTTTACTGAATCACAATCAAGATTAAACGAAGCAACCAGGGCCTTATCACAAGCAGAAGCGCCCAGGATGCCAGATATATCTGAAAGCAATACAGGATCCAGGAATCTATTTGAAATGGATAATGCCGATCCTTTATTAACAAGATTAGATCCAGCTAATATACAAGTAGATGCAGAGACATTTCAGTTTAAAGCAGGCGGTGATGAGTTTGGCGTTAGCAAAAGATTGCAAGGAATCACTAAATGGGATCCTATTAAATCAGGCACTGTTACCGTTTTTGAGTATGCAGATGGCAGACAATTTATAGCAGATGGACATCAAAGATTAGGCCTGGCTAAAAGATTATCTGCTCAAGATCCTACACAAGATATTGCATTGTATGGATTTATCTTACGTGAAAAAGATGGCATTACACCAGAAATGGCTAGAGTTATTGCTGCTGTAAAAAATATTTCTGAGGGAACAGGAACAGCCATTGATGCAGCAAAAATATTAAGAATGGATCCAACACAAATTGGTGAATTACCACCATCATCTGCATTAGTTCAACAAGCACAAGGATTGGTTTTATTATCAGATGAAGCCTTTAGTTCTATTGTCAATGGTGTACTTAATCCTAAATACGGTTCTATTGTAGGTAAATTAATAGAAGATCCAGGACTACAATTAAATGCAATACAAATATTAAATAAGACAGATCCATCTAATGCGTTCCAGGCTGAATCTATTGTTAGACAAATTAGAGAAACAGGTGGAGAAAAAATAACACAAGAATCTTTATTCGGTGAAGAACTGTTTGTAGAAAGTTATTTCATTGAAAGAGCAAAGATATTAGATAACACTATAAAAGCATTAAGACGAGACAAGGCAGCTTTCAATACTTTAGTTAAAAATGCAAGTAAAATGGAAGATGCAGGTAACGTATTAGCACGTAATGAAAACATTAGGAGAGCAGAAAATGACGAAAAAGCAATCGCAATCATCCAAGCCCTTGCGAACAAAGCGGGTCCGCTCTCGGATGCGCTCACAGCCGCAGCAAGAACAGCGAGAGATACCGGAAGCTATAGACAATCTACTGAGGGATTCCTCGATGCTGTCAGACGATCAATTGAATCAGGCGATATCGACAGGGTTACATCTGGCGATGTTGGACAGCCTATCAATGTTGCGCAGAAAGGGGACACGTTTGAGGATGTCGCAGAAAGCCAAGTAGATGCCTTTGAAGAAGTAGGCGGTAAAGGATTTGTAGAACAAGGAGATCAATTAGAAAACGATCTATTATCTATTCCAGATTTAGATGAAACATTAGAAATTCCCATTGAGGAAATTATTGATCCAGAAACAGGCGCAACTGTTGTGCAGTCGCAAAGTGTACGTGATATTCGCAATGAGATCGAACAAGATCAAGCTATGTTAGATAGATTAAGAGGATGTGTTGAATGAGTTTTAAAGATTGTATTATCAATGCTGAAAATGAAGGAACCATCACAAGAGATCAGGCTAATGAAGCCAGGGATCTTTTTGATGAATTAGAAGGCGAATATAAAAATAATATGAATGATGCTGCGGCATCTGCTAAAGCAGCAAAAGACACTTTTGATACTTTGGAATTTATGTCAGCCGAAAAGAAAAGACAAAAATTATTACAAATACAAAATTGGACAAAGATTACTGCTAACTTAGAAAGTTATAGAGATCTAAGAGGTCAAGTGAATTATGAAAAAGCTGCATTGGCTTTATTAGATCGTGATGATTTTGCTAAATATGCAAATTTAGAATCCCGGACACA